GTGGATACTGTTGTGGATTTGATGAATGAATATCTCAAGGACATGGGACTTGCCACTTCGGTTAAACCCGTAGTTCAGGATATTCAACAGGTTGTATCGCCAGTAGTTCTTGACGATACCATACCGGATGCACTGAAAGACCAGATTGCTCCGGCTCGGTCAAGCGGTGCTGGTACACCGGGAGTTACAAATTCCACACCCGCAATATCTCTGGATGAGGTTATACGGTTAGGGCACATATTCAAGACACACCCTACCACTGCTAATCAGCAAATATATGAAGATGCAAAGTTGAAGTATTACCAAAACCAACAAGCGTTAGATGCCGCCAAGAAGAAATAACTTTTTGATATTTCCCAAAAGGCGGCGAGAACAATTACAAAGAAAGGGGCATTAACATGGCTGTTACTCTTGCCGCTGGATACCCTACTTTTACAGGAATTACTATTCCTGAACTGTATCCCGTAGAATTGCTTATCAAGATTTATGCAAAAACCGTTGTTTCTAAGATTTGTTCTACCGACCATCAGGACGAATTGAAGAAAGCCGGAGATGTAGCTCACATTCGTCTCGTTCCTACTCTTACCCGTAAGACTGGTTCCATCGGTGCGGATATGGTTCCGAACGTGACTGCGTTCACGAGTGTTGACCTTGTTATTGACCAGCTTGGGTACTTCGATGAGGAAGTTGATAACATCATCGCCAAACAGTCAAATATCGACATTTTGAATACGCTTCAGGATGCCATTGCCAAGTCCGATGCGGTTGCTACCGATGCGGCTGTTCTTGCCGGTATCGCTACCACGGCTTCTTCGGCTAATGAGGGTGCTACTGCTGGAACCAAGACATCTTCGTATGACTTGGGTGCTTCTACTCTCTCGGTTGCTATTGCTGATACCAATGCTCTCGATAAACTGCTTGACCTTATTGCGGTTCTGAAAGAGCAGAATGTGGATGAGGATATTTGGTGTGTTATCCCGTCTTGGTATGCTCGCAAGCTCAAGAGTTCCGACCTTAAACAGGCGAACGAGATGGGCGACAATACATCCGTGGCTCGTAGTGGCTTGCTCGGCAAGATTGACGGTGTTGAGATTTGGGAGTCTAACAACATGACGGGTGTTTCCGATACCTATACATGTTGGTATGCTCATGCCGGTCATAAGTCTGCTATCGCGTTTGCGGAAACTATTTCTGACCTGCGCGTGGTTGAACCCACTGAGCGTTTTGCGAAACAGGTTCAGATGCAGACGGTGTATGGATACAAGACAGTGAACCCTGACTATCTCGCTACCCTGTATTGCAGACCGTCCGCGTAACCATTACGTTGATGTGATGGGAATAATGGGGGAGTAATATAAAGTGCTTCCCCTGTAAAATTCAACTGGATTATTGGGAAGGAGTATAAAATGTCTGATACTGTTTCGTATGACTACTCTATAGGTGATACTACCGGAGTAGCTGGATTTTATGGTAAACCCATTTCAAGGCTTACTCGTGTTGTGAGTGTTCCCGCTATTCTTGCCGCAGATGCCGGAACGAGTCTCGCTTCCGCTTCCAAGATTACCGCAGATGAGAGTATTTCTGTATTCACTCTTCCTGTTGGGTTTCTTGTTCTTGGTGCTGTTTGCTATGTTGAGACTGCCGGGACGGGAACTATTGATGTCGGTGTGCCTGCATATGAAACAAATTTCCTGTCTGCGTCCAGTTTGACCGTTGCTGGCGCATGGACTTATACCGACACGGAAACTTATTCTATGGCAGCGTCGAGCGGTTGGTTGATAACCTCTACAACGAGCGATGCTGACAATGTTATCGTCCAGTTCAACTCAGACGAAACCGTTGCTGAATTTGTCATTTCTATCTTCGGAATTGATTTCTCCGATATGGCAGATATGGCATAAACACAAAATTATCATAGCGGGAGTGGAGAGAGATGATATTCAAAACTCCCGCTTCATTCAAAACCTTACGGGGGAAAGTCATGAAAGTTACACCCGATCTTCGTTCAGTAAAGCCTGTACCCGGAAATAGATACATGATTAATCCTAAAATGGCTGGTAAATTTGGAGCACCTGTATTCTCGTATAACAAGTTTATGATGGAACAGAATAGGGACTTGATTGAATGGACTCCTAAATTCATAGAGCCTACGGTTGTTACAGATGAACCGGTTGCTGTTGAAGGTGAAGCAGATACGGGGATTGAGATTGTTGACGAACCGATTGTATTGGAGGCAACCGCAAAAGTAGTAGAAACTACTACGAACGCGGTAGAAACTACTACAAACGATGATCCAAAGAAGCCTATGACTCCTATCGAAAAAGCGAGAGCCGCGAGAGCACAGAAACAGAAGGGATAATGTCTAATGACATTTACTCAGTTGCAGGATAATGTAACAAGACGTTTGCGGGCGTATGGGAATCTCGTATGGACTGCCGATGAGATTAAAGAGGAAATCAATAATGGTTACTCTGAATTTTGTCGCCTAACCCATATCGCTCAAAAACAAACGGAAGTTACTGTTGCCATAAACACATCCCAATATGCTCTTCCTTCACCTACTGGTGTAAGCGTGGTTCTGCGTATATGGAGAGCAGAATGGGATGAACGTGTGCTTGGTATAATGAGTACACGCACTATGGATAGAAGCCTTGGGGGTACTTGGAGAACTGCAACAGGGTCAACGCTTGAATATGTAATGACTGATTCCGAGGATAGAACTAAGATAAGGATTTACCCAATTATTGATGATTCTGATAATATAGGCACTCTTAAACTAAAGGTTGATTATTCATATATCCCAAGCGATTTAAGCGCAACTACCGATACTCCGGCTATCCCGGCAAATTATCATCTTGCATTGGTGGACTATGCGGTTGCACAGCTACAGGAATTGCCGGTTCAATCCAAACAGAATCCGGGTATGGGTGACAGGGCTATGATGAGCTTTTGGAGATACGTGGGAAGTGCGAAGTATGATACATCCGTAGGACTGATTCATGATTATAGGTCTCAGGTTATACCGCAAGTAGTTTAATAAAACAGGAAAGGGGCGGACTTATGGCCGCAACAAAAGACAAAAATAGCGTTACGGAATCCACTATAGTGGAATTGCCGGAAGGTACGCTCCTTATAAAATCGGAAGAAAATGATGGAGCGACTATAGAAACCAAAGCGTTTCGTGTGGTTCAGGGCGTTGTTGTTATTAAAACCGGCACTATTGACGGGAAACTTGATAGGATATACGTGGAATACCGTCCCGGATGCCGCCTTGATACCGAAACCGTCAACGGTCAGCAAACCACCGGAACATTGGTGAGAGTGGAGAAGTAATATGGCTACTACTGTATTTCCAGAACAAACCGATGCTCTCATAAATACCAGACTTCGGTATATGCTGAACGATCCAAATGCATTATCGTTTACTGATACAGAACTATTGCGATGGACTGACAGGGGTGCGAATATTCTACTTGGTACTACAAAAGGGAAAGAGTCGTATCTTGTTGAAACGCTAATAAATGGTACCGCTGAGTATTCATTTGCAAATCTTGTTGCTACTGCTGATTCTGATAGTATTATCAATATCGAGACAGTATTCTATACCGGAACTACCTCTATTACTACCCCCCAAACCGCACAGGCAGGATGGTGTCTTCAGAAGGTGCATCCACGTCAATTGGCTAATAGTCCGTTTTCGGCTACCGATACTCCTAAATGGTGGTATGAAGTAGGTTCTACAACCGAGAATCTAAGTATTATCCCTGCAATAGGCATTCATCCTACCCCACTTACGGCAACTGGTATTATCGTGCTATACTATGAAAGCATGAATACGTATGACAATGGAACCCTTGAAACCGGATATGTTTATCCAGATAGTGCTGCCGGCACTGCCAATAATCTTCCAGAACACATGCAGGATGCGGTTACGTGGTATGTACTTGCTAAGGCAAATGAAAAATATAAGCGATATGAAGTTTCCCAGATGTTTATGAGTATCTTCATGAATTTTGCGGTTTTCTATCGTCAAGACTATAATCCCAAACCCGTCGATTCTATGGACATGATGACGGCTCCCGACTTCACCCAATTCGCGTAAATGGACGCGAGAAAGGATAAAGCCTCATGGCACTCTATAGTACGGCATATCTTCTCGCAGAAGTGCGAGCTATCCTGAACGAGCCTAATGCTATGTTCTGGACGGATACGGAATTGAATGATTTTATTGATTGGGGTGCACGTACAATATCAGGGATTACTCTTTGTTGTCCTGTAACCGAGAGAATTGCCGTTGCTGCCGGAACGTTGATAGAAAATGGTTTATGGGCTACTTCTTCAACTGATTTTATTAAAGTTGAAAGAGTAACTGCTGTAAGCAATACTGGTGTAACCAAAAACTTGCAGCGTCTTGACATTAGAAACTTTGGGCATGGTGCTGGCGCATGGAATGTGGGAACAAGCGGTAGCGACCGACCACCCAAGTATTACTATGTATATGGTGGTGAGTCAACATATCAACCTATAACCTATATATTCCTATGGCCGGTTCCGCTTGGTATATATGCTCTTACGACCGCATATATTTATGTTTATGGATACCGTGCAGCGGCTTCATACGTATATGACACAACGGTGTTTGAGATACCAGACCGCCTACAAGGAAGACTTATTGACTTTGTACTCGCTTGTGCCTATGCAAAAGCAGGTAAATTCTCTCTAACTCGGTTTCACATGTCAACGTTTATGCAGAATGCCATGATGGATAGACGGGATATTCACGATGCTAAGCGTATTGTGGATAGTAAGGATAGATTCTTTATCCCTGACCGTACTCAACAGGCACAGCAGGGAGGTAAGTAATCATGGCATACGCATTTACAGATTTGGTTCTTTCAACCATGACCACTAGGGTTCGCTCAATGTTGAACGAGCCTAACGCACTTATTTTTACGGATACAGAGATTACTGACTGGATTAATCGTGGTACTAATATAGTCATGAAAGACAGCAAATGCAAACGTAATATTATAACAAAACTACTCACAAATGGTACGGCCGAGTATAGTTACGCTACGTTGTTTACTGCTACACCCAACGCCATTACGGTTGAAGCGGTATTTTATGCAGGCGGAACAACGGCTACGGTTCCAGCACCACAGGTTGTATCAGGAGGATATTGTCTAGAAAAGATACATCCAAGACAAATTACTACCAGCCCACATGCAGCCGGAAGTGCTCCAAGATTTTGGTATGATCGTAACGATACTATAGGTATTAGTCCTACGCCCACTACTGCCGGAGGGCTTGCTGGATATGTTTTTCTTTATTATGAAAATGAAAATCTGTTTGTTCCAAACACAACTATAAATGCGCTTCCTAATCATCTACAGGAAGTTGTTACATGGTATGTGTTGGCGCAGGCTAATATCAAAACAAAACGATATTCTGTAGCTAATATGTTTATGAGCATTTTTATGAATTATCTCATGTTCTATCGCCAAGATTATTTCGCAAAACCGGTGGATAGTGCTGATATGATGACCGCCCCGGATTACACACAATTCGCGTAATCACGCGGGAAAGGGATACACTATTATGGCTCTTTATACCAAAGCTCAAATGCTCACACAGGTTAGGGAACTCCTAAACGAACCAGTTGCTTTGTTTTGGACGGACGCAGAACTTGATAACTATCTATGTTGGGGCACTAGAACCATATCTGGTATATCACTATGTGTACCAACAAGTGATGTTATTTATAGTGATGTTAATAGTTCATGGGCAGCAGGGACATTACAGGTGCAGATGGCGGTGGATTTTATAAAAGTCACTGCCGTTACGGTATGTGTGTCTGGGAATGCTTCTTTTGACGGGACTCCTATTCAACTTCAACGGCTTGATATTCGTAATTTTGGACATGGTGCACCGGCTGCTACGGCAACAGATCAGGCTCCACAATGGTATTATATATGGGGAGATCGTATTTTTGTATGGCCTTGCCCCAAAGGGACTACAATCTCTGCGCAGGGAAGCGACGGAGGTTATCTTACGGTATATGGCTATAGAACCGCTTGGGATTATGACCACGAGGCAGTTGGTGTTGCTGGTTCAACCTATGATGTTCCAGATAGGCTGCAAGCATGTCTTTTGGACTTCGTGTTGGCTTGTGCATATGTAAAGACTGGTAAATACAGCCTTACCCGTTATCACATGGCTAATTTCATGCAGAACGCGCAGATGGACAGGAGAGATGTATTCGAGTCAAATCAGATAGTAGATAGTCTTGACCGTTTTATGATTCCCGACCGGACGCAACAGGCTGGGTAAACTCGCAATAGGAGATACCCTGCCGTGGCTGATTTCAAAAGAAGAATATCTGTTA